CGGCCGACGAGGTTGACTTGATCATCAAGCAGATCGACGGCGGTCTCTTGACGATCAATCAGGCGCTCTCGATGGTCAATCGCCCCGGCATCGGCCCGGCCGGCGACGTGCTGCGTTTGCACGGGCAACCGCTCAACGCCGAGCAGGTCAACCCGACGTCCGCCATCCCGGCGACCGGCGTCGCACCGACAATCGCCGAGTTGCACGCGCTGTTGACAGGAGACACGCGATGACTGCCCGCCTCGCCTCGCTCGCCGACCGCATGCGTCGGATCGCGCTCGCGCACGCCCGGCCCCGCGACGTCGTACCGCCCGCTTGGTACCGCATCAATGTCGACGATCCTGCGCGGGCGATCGTCGTGCTCGACGGTGAGATCGGTTGGGACGTTGCGGCATCGTCGTTTGCGCGCGATCTGCGCGACATCACGGCCCCGGCGATCGACCTTCAGATCAACTCGCCGGGCGGCTCGGTGTGGGACGGGTACGCGATTTACAACGCACTCGTGACCCACCCGGCCACCATCACGGCGCACATCGTTGGCGTCGCCGCCTCGGCCGCGTCGTTTATCGCGATGGCCGCTGACGAGATCGTCGCGTACCGCCCGAGCGAGATGATGATTCACGACGCGGCGGGCTACGTCGATGTGTGGGCGATGGCCAACCCCGCCGATCTCGCGCGCATCGTCGCCGAGCTTGACGAGCTGCGCGTGAGCCTCGATCAGACGAGCGACGAGATCGCGTCGCTCTATGCCCGCAAGGCGGGCGGCACAACGGCTGAGTGGCGGGCACGCATGACCGCGACCACGTGGTACACGCCCGACACCGCGCTCGCCGCCGGGCTCGTCGACCGCATCAACGGCGACGAGGACCAGGCCGTCACAGACACCCCGGCCCCGGGGGAAACAGGGGCAACCGACGGTGCGCCCATCCGGGTAGCCGACATCATCCGGGCGCGGCACGCTGCCCGGCGAGCCCGTGAGGGAGTGAGTTAAGACCATGCGCACGTTGGAAGAGATCCTGGCAGACATGCAGGCCCTCATCGACAAGCCGGACATGACCGCCGATGACGTGGTGGCGTACCTGGCTTTGGAGCAGGAGCTTGCCACTGTGCAGGCCGCTGGCGGCGGCGAGCCGGCCCCGGCGCCCGGCGCTGAGGGCGACGGCCAGGCGGCCGACGTGGTGCCCGCTGGCGCCCCGGCCGCGACCATGGCCACCCGCACCATGGCGTCCGCGATCCGGTCCCGCCACAACGGTTACACGACCGTTGTCGTGCCGGCCGGGCGGCCGAGCAACCGTCAGCGCGAGACCGTCAACGACGGTTTCCGGGCGTACCTGCGCACCGGCAAGGAGAACGCCGATCTGACCCGCACCAACGCCCAGAGCACCGGCACGGGCACGAGCGGCGGGTACCTCATCCCCGAAGACTCGTCGTTCGCGACCCGGCTCGTCGAGGTCATCAAGACGTTCGGTGGCGTCAAGCGCAATGTCGACGAGATCACCACCAACGGCGGTAACCCGTTGCCGATGCCGACCGACGACGACACGGCCAACTCGGCTGTGATCACGGCCGAGAGCACCACGCCCGCGAGCGGTGCGGATCTCGTGCTCGGCCAGGTCGAGCTTGGCGCGTACGAGTTCACCGCGTCGGGCACCGGCGGCAACGCGCTGGCCGTGCCGATCGCGCTGATTCAGGACTCGGCCATCGACTTCGAGGCGTACATCGCTAAGCGGCTCGGTACCCGCATCGGCCGCAAGATGGCCAGCTCGGCGGTTACCGGCACCGGCACCGGCGAGCCTCAGGGTTTGCTCGCCGGGCTGACGGGTCGCGAGCTGGGCGCGAGCGCGGGCGTCGACTACGGCGATCTCGTCGATCTGGTCATGTCCATCGACGAGGCGTACTGGACAAACGGCAAGCTGTACATGAACCGTACGAGCTTCGGCACGGTCGCGCAGATCGAGGACGGCGCCAATCAGCTCATCTTCAAGAACAACTCGGGAATGGTCGGCCCGTCGGGCGAGCCCGTGCCGGCACTGTGGATCGCCGGTCAGCTCATCCCGGTCGTGCTGGAGTCCACTTTCGACGACATCACGCTGACCAACGGAGCTGACAACATCTGGGGCGCTTACGGCGACCTGACCGAGGGCTACATCTGGCGGAACGTGCGTCAGATCGAGGTTCTCGTCAACCCCTACACCTCGGCCAACAAGCGTCAGATCGAGTACAACGCTTGGGCTCGGGCCGACGGGCGTCAGAAGAACACCAGCGCGTACGCCACTATCGCGGGCTGGACCACCTGATCCCTCCCCGATGCGGGGCCGGGTTGCGATCCAACCCGGCCCCGTGCGGCAAGACACAGACTCTCACAACGTCCACATAGGAGGGACACGCAATGCGCAATCAGAACCTCAGCGGGGCTCGCCGAGTCGGCACGGCCAAGGCGTCGATCGCCACGGCGACCACCACGGCGTTTGACTTCGGCACGCCGAACGACATCGACCTTCGCACCGTCAGCGGTGGGTGGCCCGCCGGTTGCCGGTTGCTGGCCATCCTGCACAACACGACCGCCGGTACCACGGACACAACCGACTGGACCATTCAGGACGCGCCCGACTCGTCGGGCTCGATCGGCACCCCGGCCACGGCGGTTACCACCGTGCTCGCGGGGTCGCTCTCGGGCGGCACCGGGGATCAGTACTGCGTCGTCGCGATCACGCCACAGTCCGGCCGTCCGTGGCTGCGGTTCAACCTGCACCGCGCGTCCGGCACCACCGACACCGTAGTCGGCACGGTCACGCTGCTCGCTCTGCCGTACTCGATCTGACCGCCCGGCACGACTCGATCCGCGAGGGGAGGTAGTACCGATGGGATGGAAGCCCGTTTACGCGCAGCTCGCCGAGATGCGCGATTGGTTGCGTATCAACGACCCGAGCAATACGGACGACGACGCGCTGTTGAAACTCAAGCTCAGTGCTGCCTCCCGCGCGGTTGACAAGTCGTGCGGGCGACAGTTCGGCAAGGTTGATGCGGCGGTCACGCGAAAGTACGACGTACGTTGGTCGCGTACGCGGTGCGCCTACGTGGCCGAGATCGACGACATCATGGACACGACCGATCTCGCGCTCACGCTCGATGACGTGGCGCTCACGACCGACGACTACGAGCTGTGGCCACTAAACGCGCTCGCTGACGGCAGGCCATACACGTACGTTGTGGTCACGAGTAACCCGACGGGTCGTGGTAGGTTGGCCGGGCTCGGGCTGTGGGGCTGGAATCAGCCATTCCCCGATGAGGTCAAAGAGTCGACCATGCTGCAAGCCTCACGGCTCAACATCCGTCGCGACTCGCCGTTCGGCATCGCGGGCGGGGCCGATGGCGGCGGCGAGCTGCGCTTGCTGGCCAAGCTCGATCCCGATATCGCTCCGCTCGTCGCCGGGCTCATCCGTACCGGGTGGGTGGCGCGGTGAACTTCGAAACGGTCGCTCAGGAAATCTCGGATCAGCTCGGCACGATCCTCAAAGGACAGTCGACGCCGTACGCGCCCGACACCGGCTCGCCCCCGCTCGGGTACGTGTTCGGCATCGAGAGCGCGCCCCATCAGAGCTACGCTAACGGGCTCACGCGGCTCAAGCTGTCCGTCACTGTGGCCGTGGCCCGTACGCCGCTTGACGTGGCGTTCAAGGCGCTCTCGGGCTACATGAGCGACACAGGCGACACGTCGGTCAAGGCGTGCCTTGAGAGCGGCACCTACACAGCGTTTGACACGCTCGTCGTCACCCGCTCTGTGGTCGGCGACGTGACTATCGGGGGCGCCCCATACAAGGGCGCACAGTTCGATCTTGACATCACAGGAACGGGAGCGTAGCAATGACCACGGCATCTACCCACGGCAGTAAGACGGTGCTGTCGGTCGACGGCAGCGACATCAGCCCATGGACGACCGCGAGCGAGCTTAAGCGGGTGGCCGACAAGAGCGAGGTCACCGGGTACGGCTCGGTAGGCCATGAGTACGCCGATGACGAGGGGCTCAAGGCTCACGTGTTCACGTGCTCGGGTTGGTACGACAAGACGGCGACCACGGGCACCGGCGACGTGTTCCGAGGCAAGGAAGGGCAAAACCTGCCCTGCGTCCGAGGTCCCGAGGGCTCGACCACGGGCGCGCCTAAGGAGACATTCACCGCACACCTCGACGACTACACCACGACGTCGCCAGTCAACGACATCGTCAAGTGGTCGGCGAGCTTCACCGTGTCGGGCGAGATCACCGACGGCATCTACTAGCCATCGCGTTTGCACGCAGACCGAGTCAATGAAGGGGCATCGATGGAACCCGAAGAGTTGGCCCTACCGTCGGGCGAGACGGTCTCTGTACGTGGGCTGACCGGCATGGAAGTCGCGCTGATCGCCAAACGCAACGCGGCGCTTGCCGACGATCCCGACGCCCCGGGCGGCGTGGCCATTCAGGTCGGGTTCGCTGTGCTCGGCAAGACGAAGGTGCGCGACGCCGAGGCGGCCGGGGCGGCGTGGCTCGCCGACCATCAGGCGGCGGATTTCACGACCCTCAGCGACCGTATCGAGGCGCTGAGCGGCTATGGGAAGGGCGCCCAGAAAAGAACTGTGGATCGAGCAACAGACGACTGATGAGGGCGCGTGGTACGCCGTGGCCGAGGCAATCGGCGGCCGTACGGTCGCCGAGCTGAAATCCACAATGGGCTATCGCGAGTTCATCGGGTGGGTTGTGTACCTACGGAATCAGGCGGACGACGCCAAGCATCGGAGGTGAGCGAGCGTGCCGGTCAAGATGGAGTTGACGGGGCTACGCGAGCTGCTCGTCGCGATGCGCAAGGTTGCGCCCGACGCCAAGCGCGAGCTGTCTACGTCGCTTAAGGCCATTGGCAAGATGGTCGTCACCGATGCTCAGGGGTCCATGTCGTTCAAGCATCCGACCGGCCGGGCCAAGCGCGCATTCAAGGTCAAGGTTGTTACCCGTCGCGGGTTCGAGGGTGTCGAGATCGCGGAGGGCGGCGCGGTCGCGCCGTACCTGCCGTGGCTCGACTTCGGCGGAACGGTGGGCCGAGGGCGACGCTCGACGGCTCGCGTCAGCATCCATGGCGGCGGCCGGGTGACGGTCAAGCGGGTCGGTTCGCGCGGCTCGGGCTCGGTGGTCCGACCGTACATTAAGGACGGTCGTTACTTGTATCCCGCTTACTTCCGGCGCTTTGACGACATGGTGCAGGCGACTTTTGAAGCGGTGCGCGCGGCGGCTACGTCGGCAGGGTTGGCGGTGGCGTCGCGATGAGTAACGTCGTAACCCTTGAGCTGACCGGCGACGAGTCGTCACTCACGGCCGCGATCGAGAGCGCCACGCGACAAGTGCAGTCGTTTGACTCAACGGTCGGCACAGCGTCCAGCTCGGTCGAGACCAGCTCGGGCCGCATGGATCGGATGGCCGAGAGTTCCGACCATCTCGCGACGGCCACGGGCACACTGGCGGGCGGCATCGGCGCGATAGCCGGCGGCATGGCGCTGCTCGGTGTCAACGCCGACTCGGCGGCGGCGAAGATCGTCGGTGGGCTGTCCATCGCGATCGGCACCTTGAGCGGCATCATGGATATCGTCGCGGTTGCGAGCGCGTCGAGCACGGTCGCGCTGATCGGGCAAAAGGTCGCGATGGTCGCCGGCACCGTGGCCACGGGCGCGGCGACGGCGGCTCAGTGGGCGCTGAGTGTGGCGATGGCCGCCACTCCCATCGGTCTGATCATCACCGCGATCGTAGCGCTCGTCGCCATCGTAGTCGTGATCGCGACTAAAACGACGTGGTTTCAAACGGCCTGGAAAGTGGCGTGGGGCGCGATCCAATCGGCGGCGGCGGCCGTGGGCAACTGGTTCGTCAACACGTTGTGGCACGGGCTCATCGAGCCCGTGTTTCTGTGGATCCATGACAAGCAAGTCGCGTTCATAGTTGGCTTTCAGACCGCCGTGTCGAAGATCGGTGGCTTCTTCTCGGGGCTCGGCGGCGTCATCAAGAGCGCTTTCCTAGGCGCGTTCAATTGGGTCAACGACAAGTTTAACTCGATCATCAACGGCATCAACGCGGGCATTCGCGCCATTAACAAGATCAACCCGTTCGGCGAGATCCCGCAGATACCGACGATCCCCAAGTACCACACCGGCGGCAGGGTGACCGGCGGCGTCGAGGGCGCGGAAGTGCTCGCCATCCTGCGGGTTGGCGAGCGCGTGCAAACGCGAGAGCAACAGGCGGCCGAGTCCGGCGGCGGCTCGGTTACGTACCACATCACCGTGCAGGGAAACAGGTTCCGCGACGGCACCGACTTTGAAGACTGGCTTGACGAGCTGCGCAACGACGGCCGAGGCGGCGGGGAGGTGACCGAGTGACGGGCGGGAACGCTACCGGCGGCAATGACGTATTCAGCGGCAAGAACCGGATCTTCTGGTACCTGCAATCGCAGAACTACACCGGCGGCTCGGGCGGGCACGGGCAGTCCGTCATCGCCTGGGCGATGTGTGTCAATTGGGCGGCCGGCGACCATTGCCACACCATCCTCAATGGGTTGGTGGTCGGCAACAGCGTCACGCGCTACTCAGCGTCCACTGTGCACTCATTCAACAGCGGGCACAACCACACGGGTGACTACCCGTTTGTCAACACGATCGGGCAAGGCGGGTTCGCCTCTGGTACCTACACGATCGACCACGACTCAAGCGGAAACGCAAGCGTGGTCATCGCGTCGTCGCACAATGGGACTTCCGGCGCGACGTCGACCGCGAACATCAATACGGCGCTGCCCGCCATCCCGCAGACGGTCGCCTCGCCGTCGTCGTGCACGGCGACGCGGGTCAGCGATACGCAGTTCACGATCGGGTGGACCAACAACAGCACCGGCACCGCGCCATACGCGAGTATCAAGGTCTACCGCTCGACCGACGGCGGCGGGTACGCGCTGATCGCCACGCTCGGCGTGGTCACGAGCTACAGCGACACAACCACGTCAGCCAATCACAAGTACGTGTACCGGGTTTCGGCCGTGGGATCGAACGGCGTCGAGGTTGGGTACGCGACCGCCACGGCCGCATATACGACGCCGAGCGCACCGTCGAGCCTCGTCGCGACCAAGCTCGCCAACAGTGACATTCAACTTGACTGGACCAACAACGTCGGGTACGGCGACACCGCGTATACGGTGCGCATCGAGGAGTCCCAAGACGGGGGCGCGTTTTCCGAGATTGACTCGGTCTCGGGTGGCGTGACGACGTACGAGCACGTCGCACCGTCGACCGGCGTGACCCACACGTATCGGGTGCGGGCGCGGTCGACTACGGGCTCGCTCGACTCGTCGTACTCAAGCAACAGCAACACGATCACGCTGCTCGCCACGGCCAACGCCCCGACCGGGCTGAGTCCGTCGGGCGTGGCCCGCGACGCGGCTGACGCGATCGTGCTCTCGTGGACCCACAACCCGGCCGACGGCACGCCGCAGAGCAAGCGGCACGTGCAAGCCAAGGTGAACGCGGGCGCGTACGCCGATCTCGTCAACGACTCGTCAACCACGTCGAGCTACACGGTTAGCGCGGCCACGTGGACCAACGGCGACACGATCACGTGGAAGGTCGCGACGGCCGGCGAGAACGGCACGCTTGGCGCGGACTCAGCCGAGTCGACTATCACGCTGTCGACCAGGCCGACGGTAAGCATCGGCACGCCCGGCGCGACGTACGACACGTCGACCCTCACAGTTGACTGGACCTACTTTCAAGCCGAGTCATCGGATCAAGCGGCGTGGCAAGCCAAGCTGTACGACGCGGATGACGTCTTGCTCGAAACGATCTCGGGCACCACGCAGGTCGGGGGCACGTTCACACACACGGTCGAGGACGCCACCGACTACACCGTTACCGTCAATGTGACGAGCGCGGCCGGGTTGGTGTCCACAGACGACAGTCAAGCGTTCACGGTCACATATCTGCCGCCGGCTGACATCGCGATCGTCGGCAGCTTCGACAACACGACCGGGTTCGTAGTGCTGACGCTGACCGGCGAGGCGGCTGTCGGGGGTGTGACTGAGCAGATCGAGACTGTCAACGTACAGCGACAGATCGACGGCGGGGAGTGGGTCACGATC